CGACTAGAAAGGACGGTACAAGGCAACTCGATAGTAACCGATTTAAGACGGTTCTTTGAGATCAATAGATCACCATCGCGTCCAGGGACCGATACTGTTTCCACGTCGCAACCAGTCGAACTAATAATATAGTCGCTTGTTACTCGTAGACCGTGAGTAGTGCTTGATACTCCGTTAAATGTAAAACTTCCCATTACGCCATTTTACCTCCTTCCAAATTTGTATAGTAAGCAAGCTCACGCAAGAGCCTGCGCATATTTTCTGGGCTAAAGAAGTTGTCATTAGCCGTGCCGTTTGCGTTGAGTGTATAGTTGTTAGTTACGCTAGAGCTTGAGTTTCCACCGCCTACATAGCCAAAGCGCGTAGCTAGTGAGTCAGTCAGGCCACTCACAAGATCACCGCGACCTGGCAAGTTAAAGCCAAAGCCGTCCGTGTATTTCTTGCCTGACTCTATCGTCTTATTAGCAAGGTCGGTCATTGAGTTGTCTACGTAGTAGCCGTACTTCTCGATACCTACAGCCATACCTTCTGGGATGGCACGACCGACTTGATCTCTAAATACCTTGGATGGTGAGTTGATTCGTAATGTAGATCGGGCTGCTGCAACCGCGCTACTTGCGATGCTGGCTGCTGCTGCTGCAACCGATCCAGCCATGGCGTAGATACCACTCATCATACCCTCCCAAGTAGCCATCCCTGCGCTATAGCCTCCACTATATCCACCAGACATACCGTTATGTGCTGACGCTTTAAGGTTGCTTGATGCGCTATGTACTGCGCCGTTTTGGCTGACAATACCACTAGTGACTCCTGTACCAAACTGTGTACCAGAGTTATGACCATCGCTACCAAGCGAGCTTACGCTGACATTAATCAATTGTTTCATGATGCCTGCTGCACCAGTAGCAATTCCTTGTGTGGAAGTGATACCTCCACCGACACCAGAACCAAATTGAGATCCAGCTTGTTGACCGTTCGTCCCCATTGTGAGGAATTGAGCGGATACGGCAAGGTTCAACGCGGAAGCTGCGCCTATCGCTACTTGTTGCCCAGCGCTAATTCCAGAGGCTACTCCTGTACCAAATTCAGCACCCTTGGCTTGCCCTTCTGGGCCTAGTCCAGACATTCCTGTTACAGCAAACATCTTCAACGTGTCTGCTGCTGCTTGTACGGCACCAGCTCCACCACTAGCACCAGAAGCAACACCAGAACCGAGTTCAGCACCCTTGGCTTGCCCTTCGCCAAAGAGGCCAGACAGGACTCCTAAAGAGGCAGTCTTGAGTAATTCGCTGGCGCTTTGTGCTGCGCCTTGATTCTCTGTGATCCCCTGCGCATACTGACCACTTACTTGTGATCCGCTGTACTTGGCTTCTGTTGGCAAGTTGTTAAAGGCTTGCTTAGATGCTTCCGTGACTTCGGACGCTGCCTGTTGGACATCGCCTTTTCCGGAGCGCATACCCTCACTAATTTTCTGAGGTACTTCGCGACCTTTGACTTCAAAACCTGCATCAGCTAGTGCGCTTCTAAACTCATCACCGATCGCGGTTACCATGCTCTCAATTTCGGGCGGTAACTCTTGACCTGTGGCACGAATACCACGGAGGAAGCCTTCTTTGGCTTTATCTCCTGCCTCGGTCCATTTTCCATTGAGTCGTCCTAGTTGTTCATCTGACGCATCTACAAGGGCTTGCGTTTGGTTGGCCATTTTAGGGCCAGCTTGTCGCATTTGTTCGATAAGCCCTTGATCAAGCCCTCGTTTAGCGAGTGTTTCAAGGTTTTGTGACCACTTATCAACCGCGTCGATATTCTTCTGCAAGTTAGCGGTCATTTGATCTGCAGATAAGGCTGTTTGTTGCTCGATAGCTTGGAAAGCGTTCTGAACTTCGCCTTTGAGATTCGCAAACTCTTGTTGCATCATCTCTACAGCCTTACGCTGGGCATCGTTCATATTTTCCATCGTATAGATCATACGACCAGACGCATCTTCTGTAGACTTAGCTTTGGTTTCGTTGTTCTTAACGATTGTATTCGTTAATTCGTTATCGGACTCCTCAGTCTTCTTGATGTCGTCCTGTAACTTCTTGACTTCTTCGTTGTATTTCTGTTTAGCTTGGCTCTTAATTTCGTCCCTTACTGACGAATTGGCAAATATTCCGCCTTCTGCCTCATCGGTTTCTTTTATAAGGTTCTGATACTTCTTCTCAAGTTCAGACATCTTATCTTTGATTTCGAGGCGCTTCTTGGCATTCTCTACCATCTTGTCGTTGGCAGCCTCAATCTCAGCCGATGCCTTGGCAATCTCAATCTGCTTACGGATCGCGTCCGTAGTCATGTTGATTGTGCCTGTGGCTTTGTCGTACTGGATATTCAAGCCCTCAATACGTGAGTTGAGTGTTTCTGCTGCTGACGCAAGCTCTTTCTTTTGAGCTGCAGTCTTGTTTTCAACCGCGTTTAATTCGTCGATCTTTCTGACAAGTCGCTCGTTATCCTCGGCCGTCGCTTGGATTTCGTTTCTGCGATCCTTATAGGCTTCATTACCTTTGTTGACACTTTCGTGTAAATCATCGAGGGAGCGTTTAAATTCTTCATTCTTGGCCTTGGCTTCTTTGGACGCTTCACTTTCCTGTGTCAGCCATGACACCAGGCCAGCGATAGCACCGACAACCAGAAAGACTCCACCAGACGATAGAGAGGCTAAAGCCCCAGCAAGTCCAGTAGTAGCACCCGTTGCTACAAGTGAGGTACTGGTTAGAGATACCAGGGAAGTGATAAGCGTACCAATTAGGCTACCGATTCCCTTTATAATCGCAAGGCCTAGCATTGCTCCCTTAAAGAGTAGGACTGCCGATACGACACCGGCGAATATCGAGATAAGCGGGTCTAAAACAGGTTTAAGAAAGCCTAATACACTGACTAGTGATTTAATAACCGGAGTAGCACCTCGAATGACACCAATAATGATATTAAAAGTATTATTAATAGCATCTTTGATACTGTCCAAGTGTTTGGCTATACTCTTACCGGTGACAGCCTTGCTCAAGTTGTCAAACTCAGTAATGACATTTGCGATACCTTTTGCAATCGCACTAACGATGTTAGTAAACGATGTTCTGATACCCTCGGAGTTCTTCTTTGCCATTTCAGCAAATCCGTTCACTCCCTTGTTTAACTCAATCAGACGCTTGCTAAAGTCACTAAATGTTATCTTGCCATCTTGCAAAGCCTTGTAGAGGTCGTTCTGTGCCGATGCCCCAGCATAACCAAAAGATTCTGCTGTCTTCTGCAAGGCATAAGACATGGTTTCTTGCAAGGTCTTCCATGATTGCAAGTCAACCTTGCCGGATGATAACATCTGGGTATACTGCGTTAAACCGCGAGACGCTTCTTCAGTAGAAGCACCAGAGGCAAGGAATGCATTATTTAGGGCAATTGTTAACTTGGTAGACTGCTTCAAGTTGCCAGTCATTGAGGTTAGCTTCTGCGTAGTCGCTACAACCGTATCGAGCGTTGTTGGTAGTCCTTCGATACCCTCAGAAAGTAGCTTAGTAGACGCTGCCACATCTTTCGATGAGTGACCAAAAGCCTTCATAACTTTCGGGAACCGTTGCAAGGTATCGAACCGGTCAATCGCTTTATCCATTGACTGACTGACAAGATTCATAGCAGAACTGACAGCCTTAAAAGCTACAGCACCGACAGAAAAGTTCTTGATCGCGTCTTTGATCTTTTCAAAGCCTTTAGCACCTTGGCCGGCTTTATCACCGCCAGCCTTGGCATCTTCACCAGCCTTTTTAAACCCGGCACCGCCCCCTTTGGCTTCCTCGCCAGAGGCTTTCACTTTGTGTCCAGCTTGTTTAAAGCCTTCACCGCCAGAGCTAGCCTCATTACTAGCTGACTTGATTTTATTTGAAGCTTGTTTAAAACCGTCGCCTGACCTTTGGGCAAGATCAGAGCTTTCTTTTACTTTCTCTCCGGCTTCTTTAAAACCAGAGCCAGAGCGTCCGGCTAGTTCGGAGCTTTCCTTGATCTTTTCGCCAGCTCTTTTAAAGCCGTTTCCAGAGTTGGAAGCAATTTCAGAGCTTTCTTTGATCTTCTCACCAGCACGACGAAAGCCGTTACTTGATGTCTCGGATAGCTTCGCACCCTCGGCCATACGGTCACCGGCACGTTTGAAGCCTTGCCCGGCTTTTAAAGCCTTGTCGCCAGTAGCCTGGATACCGTCTCCAGCGCTTTTGACACCTTGGCCCGATCTACGGGCTTCGGATTCTAAACGCTTCAAGGCGCTTGATAACTCTGAAAGTTTCTTGCCGTTGACCTGGACGTCAATTACTATTTTGCCATCTGCCATTATTCATCTCCCTCCTTTCCGTCCAATCTATATTTATTTTGCAACCGGCGCATTTTGGCCTTGTACTCGCTACTATCGTTCTTAGAGGGCTTCCAGGACCGTATCTCTACTAATTGAGATACAGCCGTCCCCTCCGGCATACCGTTTAGTAGCGCGATAAATTCGGGCCATGTAAGCCGGCCTTGTGCTTCAAAGAGGTTGATATTGTACGCTTGCACAAAACTAGCGTATATTTCCTGCGCGTCTACTTCAAAATCAATCAAACGAATATCATCTTCTTCGTCCTTGGCTACTGGCATAGGGTTTCCGTGGCGGTCATAAATCACGCGCTCTTTTTTTGTCTTTAAAAAATGCTCGTCGATATATTCCCAGACGACTACTATATCCTCCGGGTTGTCCAAGGCTTCGTCCGTCATCATTAAAACCGCTGTACGCATCTTCTCGAGATTATTCATGACTTCGTTGTCAAACATCTCAAAGACATCTAGCACCAGATCAAAGGAGCAGTCCACCTCATAGGTGCGCCCGTTCAATTCAAAGGAGTTTTCTATAGGCTCATTTAATTTCATGAGCAGTCCTCCTCGCTATTTTTTGCTGACTTTTTTGGTTTTCTTTGCTTTTGCTTTTTTAACGAATGATTCAGCAACCGCACCCGATGCCTTGGCCCGTTCTTGGCCTAGACGATCAAGCTCAGCTCCTAGCATGGTATCTACCTCATCAAATGCATGATCCAAAGCGTCAAGGTCTGGATAACGTTCATAGAGTTTAGCAAAGGTACCATCACCGAATAGCACATCATACTTAATCTCCGTCATTTTCTTCTGCATTTCAAAGGCTTCGTCAATAACTTCTTTGTTAATAACTCCTTCTTTGAGATCGTCAAACTCTCCATTATTAGACCGCTCAATCAGCTCTAACTGGTACTTGTTGAAGCGTTCTGAGATATCTTCCTGGAGCGTAGCAAGGCGCGAGATATTTTCTAATGATGTATCAAACTGTAGTTCGATTTCGCCGATGTTAATAGGGATAAAGTTACGTTTTAATTCGATTGAAATAGACATGATTTCCTCCTTTAATGCACAAAAAAGAGCGCTCCCTTTACAGGAACGCTGTTGAATTCAAGTATTATCCTACAACCGCTGTAGTTTTAGGAAGTGAGTTGTAAGAGATCTTACAAGCAAATTCCTCGTAGTTAGCAGCAGCACCAGAGCCGGCTTTGATACCTGATACGGTAGCAATTCCGACGTGTTGGTTCTTACCGTCTGAGTCTACGACTTTGTGCCAAACCAAGCGGTCGTTTCCAAGTTTGTATTTCAAACCAGCGACAAGGGCCATCGCTTCATCTTCTTTGTCGTAAGTTCCCTTAAAGGTGTATGAACCTTTGACGCTTGTCACGGTTGTTTCTTCTGTACCGTCGCCATCATAATAGGCAACTGATGTAGTTGTTTCATCTGTATCGTCGTCAACGTCTTCGATCCATTTTGCAAGCTCTTTATAAGCTGCCTTGTCTGGTTCAGTCTTTGGATCAGTGACTGGTGCGATAAAATGCCCGCGGAGGGCGTTCTTTTGACGTGCCATGTATTACACTCCTTTGTTATTTAAGATTGTTAAGTTTGCAGTGATATCCTGCAGATAAATATAAAAGCCCTGCTCGTCCCGTTCGTTTAAGGACGGCTGGGTAGTTGTTAAGTTATTAAAAATATATGAGTTGTTTTGACTCGGTAAGACCAGATCAAACTCAGAAAGTGCTTTGTTGATTTCCCAAAGGCAATCACTCGCAACTTGAGGATCTTTTACCTTGACTGCGATTTCAAAGATTAGAGTTACGTCCCTAGAGCCGTCCATATAAACACGCTCAACCTTACCGCCTGGTAACGGGTATAGGACCAAAGAGTCTAGCTCGCTCAGAAAGTTTAGCTCACAAGCAAGTGGTAGACCGATGGTGTTGATAAAATCGCGCAAAACAACGTTAAAATCATTGTTACTTTTCATTTATTAAACCCCATTGCTTTCAATCCGACTTCTGCCCACTTGTTCCCGTGGTTAGCTGAAGCCTTTAAGTCCCAGCGTTTACCAGTTCCAGGAGTGGTATACTTCCCGAAGCTAAAACTGCGATACTTGTTATAAGCACCACCATAAAACTGGGCGCGTGCATATGGTGTATTGTAGATAATCTGTGAGCCATTGCCTGCCACATGACCGCTAGTGCGTAGCGGGTCATTCAATAACGGAACGTACGGTTCCATATCTGATAAGATTTGGTCAGCAATCTCTAACCTTGCTTTACGTTCTGACGCTTGTGATGTCTTCCGTGTTGCTCCGCTCAAATCTATCGTGACATTGATGCCCATCACATCACCTCGATTTCATAACAAAAGACTTTGCGGTTGAATGGTTCGTAAACAGGAATGATCTTGTTCACAATATATTCATCGCTACCGTCTTTTACAATCGCATTTCTGTATGATGAATCAATCTCAACATTGCAATAGCGAGGGTATACAAAGATAACCCCAGGCGCACGAAATGACGGGTTCTTTTGTCCGGAAGGGTTATTTACTGACCCTGGACCGTCAAAGTTGCGATCAAAGCGTACAGGGCTCAAAAGAATCGGGTCGGAGAATTCTTCTTTCCCCCACCCGTCTTTCTTTCCTGTTGGCTTCGAAATGGTCACCGAATCGACAAGCGTCCGTTTATCAATAACGACCATAGTCCACCCCGCTATACAGAAATCCAGCCGATTTTAGAGCGTTAAAAGCGTCAAGTGATAGATTATATCCCGATGCCGTTTCAGAGGCTCTAGAACCGTTATTTGAACTGTACGATACCGAAGTACGGCCTAGTGTAGTGCTTGCAATTGTCTGCTTATCCTCGGCCGTTAAAATGCCCGTGCTATCCAGGTATTGGATCTGGTATGCCACGGCCAGCTTAACCGCTTTCTTGCGCATCTTATGATCCTTGTCAAAATCATGGAAGTCATAATAATGACGGATAAAGAGATCAATAGCAAGCTCCGCACGTTTCGACAACGCTTCAAACTCGCTTGTCTTATCAAAACCTAACTCACGATATTCTTCATGCGTTAAGTATGCCATGATACCTCCTATTCAGAGGCCACCTCTTGGGCTACGGGTTTGCTATCAGAAACAGGCTCCAACCATTCCTCACCAAAAGCGAGGCTTGTCTTTTGGTTGATTTCTTCTGCTTCTGCAGTCGTTAACTCGTAGACCGTGCCCTCGTCAAAGTTTTGGTCTGTTGACTCGATCAAAAAGTTGCAAGTAGCTTTGTATTCTGCCATTCGTTACTCCTTGATCTCGTAACCACTTGTCACAAAAGCAGATACTAGATTGGGGTCAGTGATGGTAAAGGTTACATCTCCCTTTACCAAAACCGTCGCAACCTGTTCAGTTACTGCTTCTGTTTTAGTTGTTTTTGTTTCTTCTGCCATTCGTTACTCCTTACGCAGTT